GCAGACGCTGTTCCGACCAGGGCGGGTCGATCCTGGCGGCGTTATAGGCGACGATCTCGTCCCAGGCCTGGGAGGGGGTGACATGGCCTTCGCGGCAGCGTCGGATCCAGTAGCCGATCACACGCGACAGCGCGTCGAAACGAGTCGTTCCATCGACGCCGCCTTCGCGAACCTTGCGACCAAACAGTTCGGTGACACTTCCCTTGGCCGCAGAGGCGTCGTTGTAATCGAATTCGGAAACGGTCTCGCCGTCCATGGGCGGCATGGCCACAATGGCCTCGACCAATTCGTGGAGATCGTTGTCGCGCGGCTCATGGTGCAGAATCTCGACGAGACGCGGCGTGCCGGATTTGGCATGGATCGATCCGGCAACACGGATTGGTTGGTGTGCTGATCGAAACGCCGGATCGCCGCCGACCTTGCAGGCGATCATGTGGCGGGTGCGGCAGACGGTTGCGATGTCGTCGCCTTCGGCCGGCTCGAGCAAACGCCAGTAAAGGTGAAGCTTTCGCTGTCCCTCCGGGGTGACGCCGCCGGATGCGACTTCAAGCGTCGGCTTGCCGAGGTGGCGAACCAGATGGTCGCGTTTGGCAGCAATGTCGCCGTGATCGATATCGACCATGACGACCTGGGTCTGCTTGATGTTCTCGGCTTTGGCCTCACCGGCGAGTTGAACGGTTCCGGGCACCACGAACAGCGCCATTCCGGCGTCCGCCGCCCATTGCGCTTGAACGGCGAGCTTTGCCGCAAGACTGCCGTCGGCCGCCATAAAGGGTGTGTGCGGCGGCCGGTCCGCGGCGCCTTTCTCGGGCAGCGCACGGACCGGGACCCAGTTCTCGCAATAACCGAAGACGACGTCGACGTAGACCGCGATCATCGCGGGATCGGGCTTGATCGGATCGCCGGTGACGTCCTTCGACATGATCATGCCCAGCACCTCTGCTTCCAGGCGCAGTAGCTGCATTCAAAATGTTGGGGATCGGTGGTGTGGCGCGGCAGCCATTCGCTGGCGTCGCACGCCTGCAGAATGCGAACCGCCTTGTCGCTGGCGGTTTGCGCCAGCGCCGCATCGAACGGCACGAGTTCGTGCCAGAGTTCGCTCGTGTCCTTGTTGATGGCCGTGAACACGGCCGGGGCCTCGGTAAGTCCCAGATAGGCTTGGTAGAGCGCGATCTGGGCGGCATAGATCGGCTTGGCGACGCTGACGCCGCGTTTGGCGATATCGCGCCAGTTCTTGGCGTTCGCCGATTTGCACTCCCAAAGCGCCGGCATGGCCATGGCGACGGGCGCTGCCAGGATCACGCCATCGATATGCCCACGCACCCGCCCGCCCGCGACGGCAAACCCAAACTGGTCTCCGTCCCTGTTCCGTGTCCGCAGATCGAAGCCCGCGTTGCGCAGCCATTCGATCGCCATATCCTCAAAGCTGTGGCCGGCCGCGAAGATGCGAAGGGTCTGGCCGGAAAAGCCGGCGCCAGGGTCACGCGGGATCCGTAGAAATTCGTATTGGAGGCGGCGCGCACAAATATCGCCGAGCCGGCTTCCGCCGAGATACGGCCGGGGGGCTCGCGCCTCGTTGTCGGCCGTGAGCGCCGCATCGATCAGCGCGTTGACGCGGTCGACGAAGCGGGGCTCCTTTTCCCGATGGTTGAAATCCAGGATCTCGTTCATGGGAACGGCGCCTGAATTTCGCTCTGCGTCGCACCTGCCCGCATGGCTTCGCAGAAACCGTCAACCGCGACCTCGACCAAGGTCATCACCTGCGTCTTGGTGAGTTCGTTGAGGCGGACCGACCAACCAATCTCCGCCATCACCTCGGCGATGTTCTTGAGGCCGGCGCCCAATGCCGCGCGCTCGCGATCGTCAGGATCAATCATGGGCGGGAATCCCGCTCAAAATGACCGGCATTTTTGATCGAGACTGATTCGCTAAAGCGATTCTCTGCGGCGGCGAATCAGGTGTCGCAACGGCGCAAATGCGAAGAGATGGCAATTGAGCGGCTTTGCGAATCAGGCACCGGTCACGCGCAGAAACCGCAGCGAATCTCGATGGATGAGTGAGTCGTGTTTTCGATTTCATCCATGTCAATTACCAACGCAAAAATGAAACTGTCGGGTGGATAAGAGGGAAAAAATTGGAATCTTTCACAAGCACCTTGCCAACGAGAATGTCGGCTCCTTATTTTTCAGGATCGTCATCAACATGGAGCTCGTACCCTGCATGTCGACGTTCAATCCTCGTCTGTTTACCAACCATGATCGGCTCAAAAGCATTGCGCCGACGCATCTCATTTCCCTGTTCAAACCTTGGTCGGATTACCTCGCCAACCGCGGCATCGTGCTGTCTGACAGCTCCGGTGTGGAATTTCCGTTCGAGTCCTTGAGTCGCGTTCTGATGATGCCGACCGATGATGCGCCACCGGATATGGTCGATGCGCTGTATTTCGTCCATGAAACGGCTTCCGATCACGGCCTGGACGAACTCCTTGCGATCGCTGCCGAACACAAGGTGCTCGTTGATCACGACGCAACTTCAACCGTGGCCGACATTGCGGTTCAGGTCTGGCTAAGAGATCCGGCGCTGCTCAAAGACCGACATGCCGAATCAATCGCGTTCAATCACAAGAGCTTCATGTATTTTGCGGCACAGGATGGAACACCCCGCACATTCCCGGATGCGAGCCCTGAGCAGATTGAGCAAATCCAGGACGCTCTGAACGACTGGTTCTATTCCCACAAACGCGGACGCGGGTGCAGAGTGTTTGTGTTTCGACGCGAGCATCGTGTCTGGGTGTTAATCCGTCACGGCTTGCCCATGCGACGTGAAGGCGGTCATCAAGATGACGGCCAAACGACCACGCAATTCTATCGGCCTCAGCAACATGATGTTCTCGTCTATGACGAGCAGCAAGATGAAATTGGCATTCATGCGAGCACTAAAGGCGAGCGAGAGTTATATCTCGAAACGTTCGGCGCGGTCTTGTTTGGAAACGAAGATTACTTCCCCTTTGACAAGGAGTTCAGTCTCGATCCGCTGATCAAGGACGGTCCGGCCGCACTCAATTGCGAAGACATTTTAGGGATCGACAAAATCGTCCTTGTGGAATTTCGTAAGTCATGGGGCGGCCCTCAAAAAGATACGGAGATCCGCAAAGCTACCGATATTTTCGCAGCATTTGGCGACAAATGGGCCGAGCGCCTGGCTTTCGGAAAGATCACGTCAGCAGTCTTCAAAGTTCGTTTTACCGGAGCGGCAAAGGAACGAACCGTTACGATCCGGCAGCCGAACATTGCTCGTTACGAAAGAGATGACGACAGTGATCTTATCGAAAAGTGGCTCTGTGAAAGGAAGTTCTGCCCCGTTGTGAGCGAAGAGACCGAAGATGAAGCAGGGACTTTCCCGTCTGTGGCGAGCGCTTGATTCGCTTCCATCTGCATCGGCGTCGCAATTTGACTGGTGCGATGCGCTTCAAGATCAGTGGGCCGATGCGGCTGCTCTTTTGCGGCGTACCGGAATGCTCGCAAAGACGGTCACGTGCCCTTCGCCTGGCGGGGACAATTGCCCCCGCCGGGTTGTTCAGTTGTCAAATGGACGACATCGTGCAGTCTGCCAGGAACAACCACGTCTGTGCGATGCAATTGACGTGACTATGGACCAGTTGGCTATTCTGGCGCTGGATCCTGACAAGGTGAGCGCAAGCTTATGCAAGGCTATGCACCTCACGCCGCGCTCAACCAAGATTGTTAATGGACCAATCGTCTATCTCGGCGAGCACGCTGTTCCGAACGCGAGAAGCATTCCAGTCTTTCTCGCGATTCAAGGTGGATCTCAATCCCGAGAGTCGAATGAGGTCTTTCGTCCATTAGATGATGCAGCAAGACCTTGTCTGCTACTGACGCCAACGGCGATGACACTTGGAGCAGATCAGAGGCGGCATCTCGATCGATCAGGGGTAACAACTAGATCACTGGAAGAGATGGTGGTCGTGAATTCGCGGCACGAGCTTTCGGCGTCGCCACTTGCTGACGAATTATTTCGAGCGCTCCGTGAGCAGATCACCAAAGAAGCATCAATCCGAGCACCCGCAGCTGCGTGGGAGCTTCCGCCTGATGCCCGATGGGAGGAAATATCGATCCGCTTTACTGGCGATGAAGTTATCAACGTCCGGTTTCGCGAGGCCATCCGTCGTTTCGAGCCCGATCAGCTGGGCATGAAGAATTCTAAGAATGGAAAAGGGAATTTGCAGTGGTCGCTGCTGCGGCAGTTCGCCCAGGCCGGCGGCTATTTGGAATTTGTAAACGCACAACGGCGGCGGGCCGTGGAGAAGCAAAAGCAACTTCTGTCCTCCGCCCTCCAGCATGCATTTGGAATGAGGTCCGACCCTATCCCTCGATCGGGCGGAGGATACCAAGCCCTGTTCAAAATTGACGCCAGCGACCTCAGGCAGGGCAAACAAGGTCAGCGCCAGCGAAATTTCGCTGAGCGGGACTGAAGATTTTCAAAAATACTTTTTGTGCCTTAAGCCGCGGAAATTACTCCGATTTCACCGGATTTGAGCTCTAAGGTCTCTCTCAAAGCAGGGCCCCCCAGAGAATTTTCGCCGGTGACGGTCAATCGGGACGCAGCGCCCGCCACCTGACCGATGGCGAAATCATCATGGAGCCCAAGAACCGTTACGACGGCGTGCCCGCACGCGTCGTGCGCAATATTCAGTTCAAAGCAAGGCAACTGGCACGCCGACGTGCCATCCCGGGCATGGACGCCGACGACATCGAGCAGGATCTCATGCTCGACCTGTTGCAGCGGCGGGACCGATACGATCCCAGTCGGGCCAGTTTCGAGACATTTGCCGAGCACGTCATCAATCATCGCATCGCGACCCTGACATTGCCGACCAGCCGGCTTCGAGCCGAACGAGCGATGATCTCGCTCGACGCTCCGGTTGGCTGCGATGACGAGCAGGGTGCGTTCAGCCTTATCGATCTCACTTCGACGCGTGCCGGACTCTACGCCGATGAAAGTGATGAGCCCGAGACTCCTTTCGGACTGCAGCACGACGTCATTCGCTTCCGGGAAATGCTGTCGCCTGGTCTGCGTCGCTACGCCGACATTCTCGGCGACGTAAACGTGAGCGAGGCAGCTCGTGTCGCCGGCGTTCATCGCACAACCATCTATGTGCGGATCGCGGAGATGCGATCGGCTGCGATCGCCGCGGGTCTCCATCAATATCTCGGACACGATCCGACACTTCGTAACGCGCGTCGGTAATTGAGCTTCAGAGGACGACGGCAATCGCCGCCCACGCCTTCCAAGTTCATGCCGGGTCTTCGGACCAATGCAAAACCCGAAAGGGGAATAATCCGACCGTAAGCTCCATGGCGGCGTCGGGCCCGGCAGCAGTTCACATGACGAAACATGGGGCATGGCGAAACAGGAGCCCCCATGCCTGATATTGCTCAAGGACCATCGGTGTTACGCATCATCACCGCAGATGAACGGTTGAAAGAAAGACGCGGCATCAAAGGAGTGCTCACCGGCGTTTCCGGGATCGGCAAAACTTCGCAATTGTGGACACTGAACCCCTCGACCACGCTGTTTCTGAATTTGGAAGCGGGCGAGCTTGCTGTCCAAGGTTGGCCCGGCGACGAAATCAGAATCCGCGACTGGGAGCTTGCCCGCGAACTCGCCTGCTGGGTTGGCGGCCCCAATCCGGCGATGCGCGCCGACCAGAGTTACAGCGCAGCCGATTACGCCCGCGTCTGCGCAGCCTTGGGCGATGCCAAGTTTCTCAACAAATACGAGACGATCTTCGTCGATAGCGTGTCGGTTGCGTCACGGCTCTGCCTGCAATGGTGCAAGGGGCAGCCGCAGACGGTCTCGGATCGCAACGGGAAACCAGATCTGCGCGCCGCCTATGGCCTGCTCGGCCAGGAAATGATCGGCTGGCTGACCCACCTGCAGCACACGCCGAATAAGAACGTCTGGCTCGTCGGGCTACTCGACAAGCGGCTTGACGATTTCAATCGGCCCTACTTCTCGCTGCAGATCGAAGGCTCGAAGACTGGTCTCGAACTGCCGGGCATCGTCGACGAAATTGTCACGCTGGCGGAACTCCGTCCCAAGGACGAGCCGCCCTACCGTGCCTTCATCTGCACGACGCTGAACGACTTCTGCTATCCGGCCAAGGATCGCTCCGGCCGCTTGTCCACGATCGAGCCCGCGCATCTCGGGCATCTCATGGAAAAGATCCGCGGTCCTCTGCCCGATCGTGCGGCGCCACGGCTCAGCTTCGAGCTGCCGTCTCACGCTCTCCCCAACAAACCAGCCAATCCGACGACAGGAGCCTGACCATGAGCGACACCATGGATTTCAATGGAGCCCAAACCCAGGATGCCGCGTTCGCGCTCATCCCGGCCAACACGCTGGCGAAGGTCCGCTTCACCGTCCGGCCAGGCGGTGCCGGTCTTGAAGGGTGGCTCACGCAGAGCCGCGCCAGCGAGGCTCTTTATATCAACAGCGAGGCCATCATCCTCGAGGGGCCGCACGCCAAGCGACGCATCTACACCCGGATTGGCTACAAGGGCCGCTCGGTCAACGAACGCGGCGACGACACCTACGCCAATCGGGGCCGGGCCCTCATCCGCGGCATTCTGGAATCAGCACGTGGTGTGCGAAGTGCGGACCAGTCCGATCGGGCCCGCGCGGCGCGCACCATCGCCGGGCTCGACGAGCTGAACGGCCTCGAATTCGTGGCCAAGATCGGTATCGATCGTGACCGCAACAATCCGGATGACGCCGGCCGGAACGTGATCGTCGCAGCGCTGGGCCCCGACCACGCCGAGTATGCGCGCCTGATGGGCCAGATGCCCGCGCCGGTCGCGGCACCCACACCGGCCTATATGCCGCCGCCGGCAACTGAGATCCGCCCGGCCGCCGATCCTTCCGTCAGCAATGCACCCTACTGGGCTCGCTGAGGTGGCGACACATGATCCCACGCGATTATCAGCAGGCAGCGGTGGATGCCGCCCGAGCCAAAACCGCAACTCACGGCAACACCATGTTGGTGTTGCCGACAGGTTCTGGAAAAACTGCAATTGCGGGATTCTATATCGGCGAAGAGGCTGCCGATCAGCGTGACGCGAACTTCCTAGTTCTCCAGCACACCGACGAATTGATCGAGCAAAATCGTTCGGCCATCGGCACGGTGACCGGCCTGCCGACGTCTATCGTAAAGGCTGAGCAGGATGACTGGTCGGGCCGCATCGTGTTCGGCAGCGTCCAGACGCTGGGCCGCAGCAATCGCCGTGAACGCATGGGCGGGATCTCACACCTCGTCATTGACGAGTGCCACCGGTCGGCGTCCGAGAGTTACCAGAACATCATCGCGCATGCGCGGAGCCTCAATCCCGATGTCAAGCTGCTCGGGCTGTCGGCAACGCCCGGTCGT